GCGAAGACCTTTCGCGGGCTATTCTTAATGCTTATGTTTTCATTAACTACCGCTGTACACACGGTCTCAGGCCCATCCCGAGGTAAGAACAAGGAGTCGACAGACTATAGGTTTTCCAAACCAGTCTGAAGCCCTCTAGGGTTCTATCTCAGGGTAAGTCCGATCTTGGATTGATCAACCTGAATGTGTACCGATGAAGTGAACTCTTCATCGTGGGTGTGTTGCCTGGTTGAGGCTTAGACAGATTGTTTGGATCTGAATTCCTAGGATTTGTTTGAGGTTCCCAAGAACCCCGTTGGCTGTATCGCGGCGCCAACCCCACACCTGCTCACCACCACGGTGAGTCTCACGGTTTCCGTCTACGTCGAGTACCACTCGACCATGATAGGCGGAAGCTCCCTTCGAGGCCACCGTCCTGGAGACTGTTCCCAAAATACCACTGTATCCTGTAGGTGAATGCGGTTTTGCACCCGCACACTTTACAGGAACCCGAACTATATTGTTCAAGGGGTCTAGATTGGAAGACAGCTCCAGAAGGATGGCCATCGTTGAAGCGCGATCTCGCGTTTATGAGACCTTGCCGTCGCCCTTGTCATCGGTACGACCGAGTCAATCTGTGTCGATCTTATGAGACAAGCTCACCGATCCGCACACAGCACTCTAACTAGCATTGGGACGTGTCGTCTAAGCACGTCGGGTTGGTTAGACCCTGCTACCACAACCTCGCTGATTTATCAGCGTCTCCGGACGGAGACTGCTGATAGGTCAGCGATCCGGATGATCACGCCACGAAGCGTACCAGTGGTTCCACTGTTCGCTGTGAACGTAAGCGTTTCGCCGGTAGCGACCTCAAAGAGGAAGGTATCGAACGAAGTGCCTATCGTTGTGGCAGTTCCACCCACCGTCGGTGTGTTGTCAAAGGTTCCCGTCGTAGTGTACGACAGGCACTTGTAGACACCAGCCTCGAGTGAGAGTGTGATGACTCCCGCTGTGACATCAGTTGATTCCACATAAGGACCACCATCATTCTCAATCGAAGCCGCTGTATAAACACCAGCTGATTCAGTCAGAGTGAAGTCGAACCCTGCTTTCGCAAGGGCCGCCTCAGCATCTGAAACTTGGGAGACCGTCTGTGTCAACGGACAGAACTCCTCATACTCAATCACTGATTCCATGTACAGCACACCACCGATCGCTGGCGAGCCATTCGTCTGACCAGACGTCACACAACCGATGATTCCAAAATCATTCAGTCGCTCAATCACTTGGTCGTTGACCGATGTGAGAGCGTTGTCATCGTAAGCAAACGTGTAAAACGATTGATCACGAAGACGATGTGAGATGTCCATCGACCACGACTTCCAAGGCATAAATGCGACGGAGTCTGCCAACGCGAGCAGTTTAGAACTACTCGGGGCGGTCGTGTAGACGAGCGGATGCGCCGGGTCTTCCGCGAAGGCGAAGACCAAGCGATCACTGACCGTTGCAGCTGATTGCGGCATGTAGTGGAATACGCATTTCTTAATGCGATACTTCACAAACACGTTGGACAACAACTGCCAGACGGGCGAGACATAATCGAAATCTTGTTTCGCACCGGCCGAGTCGAGTGACGAGGGACGTGTCAAGGACAGCTGGATCGAGCCGCGTGCCGCGGACGACCCACCATCTAACGCACCCGCGTAGGCACTGACACCACTGTTGGACAACAGTTGGCATACAGGCGCGCAGGTGTGCATTTGAAGGTTGCCACCCTTTCCGGAGAAGCGAGTGTACTGTTGAATGTCAGATGACACAGAAACAGGTGCACCCATCGCTTCGGATCGGTTCATTTGAGACGAGTTTGTTCTCGTGCCGGGCTTCGGCTTCATTTGCTGGTTTCGGTTCTTACCGGGGCGAGCTCCCCCTTGGTTGTTCTTGCGAGGCATGGGATCCCTGTCGCAAGGCAGAGACTGTACATCTTCGTATCCTGAACGGCCACCCGTGCAGTCGTTCGACATTACGGACATGGTCCTTAGTACGGAAGTATTAAGTGATTTGTGCTATCACACCGTTTTGGGTGGTTAGTACGAAGACCCCATGGAGCTTAACGTCCTCTAGACGGAGTTCTGTGTGTTTGACCAGTTCGTTTTACACGACAAACTGCACACTAACGGCTTCCCTCAAGCCGTCTACACACTAGGTCACTCCAGGTACCCCGGAGCGACTACGTCGACCTCTTTGACTCTGGTCCAGAGCCAGTTGAACCACCGTTTGGCGACTCCTTTCTTGCTAAAGTAGAAGTCCCATACACGGGGATTGTGTCTGATGTTTGGATCGGCCCTGAGTCTAGTAAGTTCCTTACTGATCTCACGATCGGACCACATCTCCACAAATCTCAACCACGGTCGACGTACAACCCGATTCGTCGGTTGTTCGTGTACATCCACAACCCTTTCGCTCATCGCACTGCTTAAAGCATTTGCGTAGAGAAATTGGGCGGTCTGCACCCTCGGTGAGAAGCCAGTCGGAATTTGAACGCCAAATCCGCCGAAAGACCTTGCGATAAAGAGACTACGACCTTTTGTCTCCTTTGCAAGCTTGTCTTTATGAAGAGTCAAGTATGACGTCAAAACGTCTACCTTGGAACGACGTCCGGTCCGGACGCCATCGAGTAAAGCATTGATAACCGACACAGTCGGATTGCGATACTCCTCCTCATCTGCTTCCTCCTCATCACCAACACGCGCCATCACTTTGTTCTGAACAAAGAAGAGACCGGAATTGAAGAAACCGATCTCACGCGGGGTTGATTCGTCGTTCGACAGATCATAGTCGAATGACACCGAGTTGATATTGGCATAACGTCCATGAAGGTACGTCTTGCCAACCGACATCTCGAGTCCAACATCCTTCCCAAGCTCACAGTGACGTTCGTACTCCTTACGCGTAGCGCAATAGAGTATATCATCACCGTTGACGAGCACCTTCGTCAGCGCTTTCCAGACTTGTTTCTTGAGAATCTCCGTGGGGACGTTCACGTCCTCCATCGTAGCTCTAAGGTAGAGCCCAAGATTCGCTAAACATAGCACCGGAAAGGAGAGTATCGATCCCATCAACTGTCCGTTGACCTGGTCGACCTCTTCAACGGTTTCCTTGCGACCGTCCACCATCACCGTCGGATAGACGATGTGATGCGGAGCCAAGACTTGCAGATAAATCTGACGGTCATTCTCCGGTAATCCTTGCGTTAAACGCGAGAGAATTTCCCGTGAGAGCCGTGCAGATATCGCATCTGTCGAGGCTTTGTAGTCGCCTGAAAACCATTCCTTACCTTCACGTCGATCGACGATGTCAATAAGGTCCGTCGGAGAGACGGGTCTTCCAATCAAGCGGAAACATGGCATGTTTCGCAGCGTTGAGTGGAGTCTCTCCTGAAGGGGTTTTGAGAAGTAGTACGGGGCGGCGGGTCCCTTTGAGATGATACGGCATTTCAGCGGTTCGAGAACTGCCTGTATCTTCGCATAAAACCTTCCACCACTGTTGACGAAGTCGTCTTCAGCCATTGTTCGGATCCTCTGAGGCCAAGCTTTCACAGCTTGAGCATCAAAATATTCCGAATGGGTTGTTGACTTCTGAGTCTTTACGCCAACATGAGTCTTTCGTTTTAGCCCGGTCTGTCTTACGACTTTCCTTTCGCGAACGATATCAGACTCAACGTACGACAACGACGCCAGCTCGGGTGAGCCGCGAAGTTGTCCGTTGGGGAACAGTGAAGTTCCGAACTCGTCGTCCATACGACGTGCGAGTTCACCGGCTTGTCCGCCTTGGGAGCGAGACGAGCCGAAGCTAGCGCTTTTCGAGGCCTGGTGTGTTAGGTCATTCAGAGGTTTTGCCAAAACCTTCTTGTTGACATAATCCAACACCGGCTCGAGTAGCCTTAGGATCTCGTCCACGAGTAGCTCATTGTACTCTAGTGGATCTGGTTTTACCATGTTCTCTCTATGGTCCCGATATGATTGAAGAATCACGTCAGGAGACAGTGGCATAGCGGCTCGCTTTGCCTGTAGAAAGGAAAACCAGAGGTGAGTGTTTCGGTTACAGTACGCGTTAAGACGTGACTTTGCCCACCGGCGCCAGGCGCCAGTATACACAAACCCTTGATCAGGTGCACTTGGCGGACTATTCTTCAAATAGATCGCCATCGGCCAAGTCGTCAAGTATTTCGAACGCTTGACGAAGGTCGCCTCATCCTCGACATCGAGGTATGGGCCTGCTTGCCGGAGGAAGTCACTTATGACTTTCCTTGGACAGTTGTGGTGTATTAATACAACCACGGCTCCTCGCAGGAGACCACCAACTCTATCGGGAGTTTTAATTCCGGATAGGGACTTCCCTATCAAATGTCGAAAGTCCAAAAGTTTACACTTTTGGTTCTTTTTGAACTTTCTCGAGGCCTCAGCTTGATCGCTGGGTCCGAACGCATGTATTTCTTCATTG